TTTTTATGTAGTAAGTTTTACTTTTTAGTATAGATAAGACATCTGTCTTATATTTTTTTATCATTCCTTTATTTGTCCTTTCAAACACAATACATACATCCTTTTTTTGCCTAAAATATAAGGCATAATGCTACACTACAGTAAAATTATTTCCATTATGGAAAGAAAAGGAGCAGACGGGAAACCAGTTCCATTCAGTTTTAAATATAAGAAGTTAAGTACGGGTGAAGAAATCTCTTCCGATGATGCAATATGTACCTCTTTATATTATGCTAATGGGACTGCTAATATTCAATTCAATAATGGAATAACGAGAAAACTTCACATATGCCTATTTACTGAATTTAATGGACAGGAGGTTTTTATATGAGCGATATATTTGATTTCGAAACTACCGCATACCTTAAGGGTGCTGGTGCTGTTGTAACATTTACTAAGCCAACATCTCTTTTTGTAAGGCCTACTAGAGAACCCATACCATTTGAAGTATCAGGAAATAAATATCGCGGTTATGTTTATTGGGGCAGTAATAATAATTTACCTGCTGAACTATGCGATAAGATATACTCCAATCCTGTTGTATCATCGGCAATGGAGTTTAAGTCGGCACTTACATTTGGCGATGGTATTATGGCTATTAAAAAATCAGTTGATCCTAAAACGAATGAAATTAAGATAACACCTGTATTTGATTGTGAGCCTATTAATGAATTCTTTGATAACAACGACATCAATGGCTATCTTTTAGATCAAGCAACGGATCTACAGATGTTCTATAATATATTCCCTGAAATTATACTTAATAATGAAAACTCTCCTAAGGTTGTACAACTCAATCATAAGGAGGCTATGTTCTCGCGCTGGGAAGAAATGAATCCTAATACAGGACAAATAGAAAACCATTTCTATTCTGCATTATGGGATCGTGAAATAAATCCAACGGATATGGTTGCAACCCCAGTACTGTCAAAGGATAATCCATTAATGGACTTAAAATATAGGTTGGGAATTGGTAAAGATCCACTAGGTAAGGTTAGTAAATCAGCTGAGCGCCGTTTTATAATACCTATTTCATTCCCATCACCAGGGCGTTTTTACTACCGTAAACCATACTGGATTAGCATTATTGAAAGTGGTTGGTATGATTTTGTTCAGAAAATTCCTGAATTTAAAATGGCATTGCTTAACAATGGCATGGTTCTAAAATACCATGTTGAAATTCATCCTGAATTTTTTAAGCAAATGTTTAAAGATAAAGGTGCAACTACCGATGTTAAGAAGAAAGAGGTTAGAACCGCATGGTTTACTAATCTGAATGATTTTTTGAGTAAGCCAGAAAATGCAGGCAAAACATTTGTTTCAGAATACTACGTAACTCCTGATGAAAAGGAATATTCAATGGTTAAAATTAACCTATTAAGCAATGAGTTTAAAGGGGGTGAATATCTTGGAGATTTACAGGAGGGCTCAAGCATTCTATCCTATGGTTGTAGCGTTCATCCTAGCATGATAGGGAGCCAGCCGGGAAAGAATAGCACTATTAACGGAACGGAAGCGCGTGAATTATGGATTATTAAGCAGGCAATGCTTAAGCCATTTCGCGACCGTTTATTATATCCTCTTAATATCATTAAGGCCATCAACGGATGGCCCAAGGATATATACTTTACCATCCCGAACATTGAGCTAACCACACTCGATCAGGGAACCGGTGCTAAAAAAACCATATCACAACCAGCACTCCAATAGTATGCTAATAACAACCGAACAGGCTAAGAAGCATTTAAAGATAAATGCTACGCTTACCGAGAGTAATTTTGCCCCTTTTATTCCTGATGCTACCCAAAAGTATATACTCCCGATACTTGGCAAGGAGCTCTTAGCATTACTTGAAACATATGCCGAAATCGAAGAGGAAGAGGATTCCGTACTTGTAACTCTCTATGAAAATGTAATTCCTGTTATATCACGCTTTACATTTTTTATTGCTGCTCCATTTCTGGATGTAAATGTTGGAGAAACGGGATTTACCGTTTCCTCAAATAATAATTTTGCTCCAGCCAGCAAGGAACGTGTTGATCGCCATAATAATGCTCTTGAGCAGTTAGCTTGGGATAGTGCAGAAACATTGCTCAGATTCCTGGAGGAGAATAAATCCGATTACCCCGAATGGGTTGCTTCCGATGCGTATACAATGCAGCTGCGAAACCTTATAAATTCAGCAGTTGAATTCGATAAATACGTTGATATTGATAAGAGCCGGCTTACATTCCAAAAATTGCGTTATGAGATAGATAATATCGAAAAGATTGATGTTATTACCCTTATCGGTCAAGATCTCTTTGATTCATTAATGTTAAAACTAAAAGCATCATACGCTGTAGATTATTATGAAGTAAATGAATTTACCGAACCAGAAACCAAATTACTCAATCATCTACGGGCATTTATTGCCAATAAAGTTGCAGCAAACGTAATGGGTAAGGATACGCAGATGGTGGCCACATTCTACCTTAAGGAAGCAAAAGCATTAATCAATACTTACCCAGATGATTTCCCCGATTATCGCGATAGCGGGTTATATGATCCAGAAACGCCTGATGTTCCTCCATTCTCAGAATATGACAATACAAAGCAATCATCAATATTTGTAGCATGAACACCATAAAATTTCAAAACGATACGTATATTTTGCCTGGTGATTGGAATGAGATAACCACTCCACAGCTCGAACTACTATCTAAAATTATTAGCGGCAATGTTTACCCAGTTAATTTGAAGGTAAAGTTAGCCCTTTCGCTCATGGGCATGAGATTGCATTACAGAAAGCCTGTATACATCAATGATCAGGAATGCTTTTACATTAGGCATGGCTGGAGAAATGTATACCTTGTAAACTCTTTACAGGTAAATGATATTGCATCGTGCCTAGATTTTATCCTTGATGATAATAAAATTCAATCTAAACTTACTAAAAATCCATACACTGCAATAGAATTTAGATTTAAGCGTTTTTTTGGCCCAGGGGATTGTTTATCAAACCTAAAATTCGGGGAGTTTATTGCTGCAGAGGTTGAACGTGATTTATACCAAAGAACCAACAATATTAGCCATTTTAACCGAATGCTTGCCATTCTTTGGCGGCCAACATGCTGGAAGCCTTCCGATAGCGATTTAAGAGCGCCATTGCGAATGGATGGGGTTGAAAAACGTGCCCGCCAAATAGCAAAATTGCCTATGAATAAAAGAATGGCTATGCAATGGTTTTATGATGGGTGTTTGGATTTCCTTTACGAAAAATTTTCTAACATTTTTACCCAAGGAGGTTCATCCGAATCGTCAGCGTTTGAATCGTTTATGAAAATGGTTAATATGCTTTCCGATAATAAGCTATTTAATGTAGATGCAACCCGTGAGGCCTACTTATACGATGCTTTGTATACATTGCAGAATATAATTGAAACGTACGAAAAGCAGAAACAATGAGTTATAACCACATAGAGTATATGGAGGCAATTGCAACCATCCTTAAAGATATTGCACATACTTCCGATGAACTACGCTTTTTCAAATCAACAAGTTTGGCCAGCATGGATGGTTTGCTAGCGCATATCGGTGTGGCGAAGCTACCAGCCCTAATTGCTGAAGACCAATCCGATTCGGGATTTATTGATAACACCTCCAATAATATATTGGATAGAGCATTCTACTCTTTTTACGTACTGTACCCGGCAAGCCCAGGGGATGATAGTAAAATTTTTGAAGCCCGTGATAATGCTAAGGCTACAGCCAAAAAGATAATTTCAAAAATGCGCAAGGATGCTGCAGAATGGAATTATGGGCTAAAGGATTTAGAAGTTAGCTCATTCCGTTTTATGGGCATTGGTCCTCTAGGCGATTGTGGGTATGGTGTAATGGTTAGCTTTACCATTATTGAGGATTCTGATACCGATTATAACGATGACGATTGGATTAGTTAATGGCCGATAATACCAACATAGGGTTAACCGTAGAGGCCTGGGCTGAAATTACCATTAAGCGCTGGGAGCAAAAAATAGTAGCCCTGGGTATAGGCCATACCCGTGAGCTGATAAACTCATTTACCCTACATATTATAAGCGATGCCAACGGCAACCCATCCCTAATCCAATTTGCATTTGAGTACTACGGTAAATTTGTTGATATGGGCGTTGGCAAAGGCGTTAAAATAGGTCTTGGCGGGCATACCAACCGCAAATCCAAGCCCTGGTATAGCAAAACGTTTGCTGCGGAAGTTCATAGCCTAGGGCGAATACTAGCCGATAAATACGCCCAAAAGGCTACTCTGGTTATTGTGGAGGGTATCACTAAAAAATCTGTGGCATAACCTATTACCCGCTTTATTTTTTTACTACTTTTGAAATAAAAACCTATGAAAAAACTAATTATCATTCTATTTGCTGTATTAACTACAACATCATGTGTAACCAGTTATTATCAGGTTTACAAAGTAATTCCAACAAGTAAATTGGCTTCAAACGCTAAATCTTTGGTGTTTGAAGATGGTAATTGTAGGATTGATTACAATTTTTGGAACGAAGGCGGTGATATTGGATTCACTTTTTACAATAAAACTTCAGACAATATTTTTTTAAGTCTTGATGAAAGCTATTTTATTCTTAATGGGGTTGCTTTTGATTACTATAAGAATAGAGTATTCACTTATACTTCCAGTACTGGATTTAATACAGGATTTAGGTATACAAACATAAATGCTGGGGTGCAAAATAGTTCGAGCTATGCTATTTCTTATAATGAGGACAAAGTAATTTGTATTCCTCCAATGACATCTAAAGTTATTAAAGAATTCACTATTAATCAATCATTCATAAGTAGTTGTAATGTTTTTAAATATCCTAGTTCAAGACAGGTAAAATCCCTTACATTCAAACAGAACGATAGCCCCTTGGTTTTTAGTAATATTTTACAATACTCAGTGGGTATTTCACAGCAAAAAATAAAGATAACGAATGGCTTTTATGTTTCAGAAATAACAAATTACCCAGAGAATGATATTGTTAAAACGTACTATGATGAGCCATGTGGTAAAAAAACAATGATTGAGAAAAAAACTTTGCAAGGCATATCACCGGATAAATTCTATATTAAATACATGAAAGGCACGGATACATCAAGTCATTAATTGATTAGTATCAACATTTTTAAAAAACCCCTTGCTTTTAAGTGAGGGGTTTCTTATTTTTGTCATGTCCAGATATAAGAATATGAAATCACAAAATCCTGCTGGTAATTTCATAGCACGAAGAAAATATTATGGGGAACACTCGGGTGTAAGTCCCGTCTTCACTTCTACTTTCCTAGAAAGTTCTTGTGTCTGGACAGTGATTCCCCACCATTTTTTATTACTAACCACAAACAAAAAATGTTATGTCCAGACACAAGAAGAATGTGGGAGATTCAGGAAAGGAACCTGATAACCCAACCGTAATTATTCCTAATGAGCTTATAAATGCTCTAACCTTCTACGTGCAGAATAACACGCTGGAAACGGTTAAAAAGGATATCCGAAACGCTATTGTTTTCTCCCTAATGGCTAACCAGTTGGATGGTAAATTTTATGGTCACATGACCGAGAATCTATTTGAGGTTATTGAACTACTCGAGGAGATTTATAAGCACATCCCCGATCCTATGGCCGAATTAAAAGTAGCATAATGGAAGAGCTACAAAAGCGGGTACAAAAAGCCTTAGAGGTTATTGACCCAACCAACACAAGCGCTACGCTCGAAGAAAAGAGCAAAGCATTTCTGATAATAAAAGAAGCGTTAAACTTACTCTACGAATAAGCGGGATATCCCGCTTATTTTCATTTATCACTATCCGTTTTTATCTTCTTAATTGTCCTTTCCACTACTTTATTATGCACCTATTTTTCGCCAAAATATATAATTATGGCAGTGCGCGAAAAAGCGGTAACCGATGTTGAAGTCAATGGGCAAAACGCTGGTAAAGTACTAGATGAGCTAAAGAAAAAAGCCGAATCCTATAAGGATGCAATGGTTGCAGCCAATAAGGCTAATAACCTTGAGGCATATCAGAAAGCCCAGCAGGAATTAAAAAAAACGGAAGCATCCATGAACCAGCTAAAAAAGGCTTCGTTCGATGTTAATGCTGTTCTTAAAAACCTATCTGGCTCCTCGCTCCCCGATCTAAAAAAAGCGCAAGCAGCAATAACCAAGGAATTATCAGGAATGACTCGCGGCACAAAGGAATATGTTGCTGCAAGTAATAGCCTCCAAAAAGTGGAAGCCGAAATAAAAAAAGTTAAAACCGAAATGCATGGCGCTGCAGGTGCTCAGGAAAGTTTTTTTAGCAAGGCATCTGCTGGTTTTAATAAGTATTTTGGAATGATAACTGCTGGAGTTGCTGCATTTACTGGTGTTGCTTTTGGTGTTCGCAAAGCTATTGATGCATACAATGAATTCCAAAAATCAGTATCAACCCTTTCTTCTCTAACAGGATTACAAGGGGATGATCTAAAATGGCTTGCCGACCAAGCAAAGATTTTAAGTACAAGCACAACAGAAAGCGGTGTAAGAATAACATCAAGCGCCGTTGATATTGTAGAGGCTTACAAATTAATGGGGTCTGCACGCCCTGAATTGCTAAAAAACAAAGAAGATTTAAATGAGGTTACCAAACAGGCTCTAATTTTAAAGGAAGCCGCTGGCATAGAATTAAACGAAGCCGTTCAAGCGGTCGCTTCATCAATGAATCAGTTTAATTTAGGAGCATCAGAAAGCGAACGGGTTATAAATGTTTTAGCAGCAGGCGCGCTGGAGGGTTCTTCGGAAATTTCGGATTTAACAGGATCTATGAAGAATTTTGGTCCTGTGGCAAAAGACTCTAATTTAAGTCTTGAACAATCAGTGGCACTATTAGAGGTATTGGGTACAAAAGCAATAAAAGGTGAAGAGGCTGGAACAAAATTGAGGGGTTCTATTCTTAAACTAAAAGAAGCAGGATTGGGCTACGCTTCAGGTCAATTTAATATGGCCGATGCCCTTGAGGAAGCCAATAAAAAGATATCAGAACAAAGTTCTAACTTAGATAAAGATGCTCTGAAAATAAAATATTTTGGGGCTGAAAATGTTACAACTGGGACAATTCTCCTAAATAATATAGATTTATATAAATCGTTAACTACTGCAGTAACTGGAACAAGCGAAGCAACAAGGCAAGCAGCAATTAACACCGATAATAATTCGGCAAAATTAGAACAGGCAAAGAATCAAGCGCAATTAAATGCAATTGCGCTTGGAGAAAAATTAGCCCCTGCTCTCATTTTGAGCACTAATGGATTTTCATTCCTAATGAAAGCCGTAATCGCTATTATTGACGTATTTAAAACTCATGGAAGATTAATTATTACATCTATGGCAGCAATTGCAGCATATACAATTGCTGTTAAAGCTGCGGCAATTGCTGAAAGTTTAAGAAACAAGGAGAGTTTAGTTAATATTGCTATTTCTAAGGCTAAAGTTGTTTGGGATAATGCTGTAAAGGCTGGAGTATTACTACTTGCTGCGGCTAAAGCCGTTTTAACTGGCAATATAGTAAGAGCTAATGCCGCAATGGCACTTTTTAATCAAACTACAAAATTAAATCCTTTCGGTTTATTATTGGCAGTTATTGCAGCCGTAGTTGTTGGGCTTGCAGCATACTCAAAAAGAATTGCTGATGTAAATGCTGCTCAAAAAATGCTAATTGATTTAAATGTTGAAGCTAAAAAATCAATTGCTGGCGAAAAAGCAGAGATAGAACGCCTACTCATAATTTCCCGCGATGAACAGCGAAGTAAAGAGGATAGACTTGCAGCAATTAAAAAGCTAAACAGCATAAGCCCTGAATATCTTGGAAACTTAACGCTTGAGAATATAAATACTAAGGATGCTACAAAAGCAACAGAAGAATATATAAAAGTGCTTGAAAAGAAGGCGTTAATCAGTGCTGCTCAAGAAAAACTGATTGAACTTGAAAAACAATTTATCGATTTAAAAAATGACGGTACTGGTGCTGAAATTCGCTGGTATCAAACATTATGGAATGCTATTTCTACAGGAGGGAATTTAGCCTCTTACATTACTAAACAGGCTATAACTGGAGCAATGAATATTGATGCTGCATTTAAGGAGCTAGCACTGAAGAAAAAAGCATTAATGGGATTACTTACACAAAATGTTGAATTACCAATCAATCAACCAACCGAACCTAATGATTCAAATAATTCAAATACTGGAGGTTTATCTAAAAAAGAAATTGCTGATAATAATAAAAAAGTACTTGATGAATTAGAGAAAGCTTACAATGAGCGAAGATTAGTAATTATTAAGTTTAACCAAAAATATAATCTCGATCAGGACGGGCTTAACCAATCATTATTGGCTAATGAAATTGCATATTTAAAACTAAAAGAAGAGGCATTACGGAAATCGGGGGAGAATACAACCGTTTTACAGGCCGAAATTGCCACTAAAGAAATGCAATTACAGGATAATATTACTAAAGCACAGCAAGATGCTAATATTAAAAAGGGACAATCAGATAAAGAGTATTATGATGCACAAGCTGAATTATCAAAGAAGCAAACAGACGAAAATAAAAAAGAATTAGATAAAAGAAATGCCGATGATGAAAAAGCACATCAGGAAAAAGCTCAACATTACGAAAATATCAAGGGAATAACCGATAACCTGGCTACATCATTGGGAGAAACATTTGGCAATATGGCATCAAATGCCGAAATGACCTCTCAAGATTTTGCAAAAGCACTTATTTTAATTGCATTAGATAGCCTACATGCTATTGTTAGAATGTCAATTGCCGAAATTTGGGCGAAACAAATTGCAACCAAAGGGTTTGTTGGTATAGGTACATCAATAGTTCTTTCTGGGTTGGTTGAAGCAGCTTTTGCAGGGGTTAAGGCTGTTGTTAATAATTCATTAAGTAAGAAATCTAGCGGCAGTAAAACAAAGCAACATTTCAGAGGCAATATAGATGCTATTGGTGCAGAGGATGGAAAAACATATACTGCCCCTTACGTTGGCTATACCGATTACCCAACCTATTACCCCAATACGTTTATAGGCAGCGAGCGCGGCGGAGAATTTGTAATAGATGCTGGCCGCAGCCGTAATATTCGTATGCGCTACCCACAGTTACTTGAGGCTATTCGTGCTGTGCCGCAACATGCCTCTGGAACTTTACCCGCAAGCCCCCCATCGGTGCCATATACTCCACCCACAACCGATCCAAATATTCTGCTTTTTTTACAGCAAAATGCCGCAATTAATGCCGCATTAGTTGCTGAACTACAGAAAGGGGTTATTGCTAAAATGAGTTTTGACCACTACAATGAGCAAATAGCAAAAGGCAATAAAGCCATTAGCGATGTGAGTAGGAATGTCCTTTAAAAATTATTGTACAAAGTACATTTTTGGTAAAAATTTAATTCAATGACCACTCAAATAAAAGATATGGTAAGAAGCATAGCCGGTAGCGTAATAGCATCGGTTATTGTAATGTTTATTAGTCTTTACGCTTCAGGAATTGTTACACAGAAACGCGAACAGCAGCTTAAAATTGATCAAAAACTGGATATAAAGGATTTCGATAAGCATGAATTGCAAAACCAAAAGC